GGTAAATGCTAGTGCTGGTGCTGGCGCAATAATAGAAATGCCTGAAGAAATAGAACCAAATCTAAAACCATATTTGCTACAACCATCAGGTTCTAACCTACAATCCATTATGGATTCAATAACTAAAAAGGTTGATGCCATAAATAGAATTGCACACACGGGAGCAGTAAGAACAACTAAAACACAAGTATCAAGTGGAATAGCTTTACAAACAGAATTTGAATTACTTAATGCAAGACTATCTGAAAAAGCAGATAACCTACAATTAGCTGAAGAACAATTATTTAAACTTTATGCTTTATTCCAAAACACAGAATTTAATGGAGAAATAGATTATCCTAATTCATTTAACATAAGAGATTATGCTTCAGATTTAGTTTATTATCAACAAGCAAAATCTATAAACATTGGCTCTCCCACATTTAATAAAGAAGTTGATAAAGAAATTGCAAGAGCAGTAATTGATGATGACGAAAAACTAAATGATATATTTGAAGAAATAGATACAAAGTCTGAAGTTGGAGAATTTACCCAAGACGAAGTACAACAAGAAACAGTAGCCGAAGAAGAAATATAAAAAAAACCACCTAACTCTGCCTGTCACACAAAATTAGGTGGTCAGCCCTTTAAGTTGCCTGTCACTCAACTTAATTAAGTATCTGTCACATACTTATTGGTGTCTGTCACACACCGAAGATTTGCCTGTCACTCAAATCTAAATATATAATCCAATATTATTTTTATTTTGGATAAGATCATTAATATTCATGTCCATAAAATATAATTATATGGACAAAAAAACCCGTCGTTTAGATTATATATTCATGGACAATATATTTATAAGAAAACTAGATTTTTAAAGGTTTTTTGTGTAGAACAATCAAGGAACAAATTATGGCGGATATAGTACAAGAATTAACAAAATACAGAATAACAGGTATTGAAAAAGCCGAAGTTGAATATTACGAATCATTAACAAGAGCCTTAGATAAAATAGAAGAACAAATCATATCATTAGCCGATACTACTTTACCAAGAGATGCTGGCAAGCTTATTGAATTACAAGGTGCAGTAGCAATAAGACCAAAGATAAAAGCAATACTTGATAAAGAATATTTACCCTTTGCAGATAAAGTTGTTAGAAAAGGTTTTGGAGAACAAGCTAAAAGAATTGAAAGACAATTTAAAACAATAGGCATTATACCAAAAGAATTTCAAGAATTAACTAAGGGAGATTTGGCATTAGTTAAAAATTTAAAACAACAATATTACACACAGTTTAAAGATGTATCAAACAATTTCACAAGAATATTATCAGATAAAGTTTATCAAAACACATTAGTTGGAACTGAATTTACAGTATTAGAAAAAGAACTAAGAGAATCTATTAATGGAATCTATGCAAACGCTAAAGACCCAGCAGTAAAAAGATTAGTAAATTATGTAAAAAGAAATAGAGATAATCCAGCATTAAAAGGCAGAGTTGATATAGCAATCAAACAATTACAAAGTAAATATGCAAGAACTAGAATAGGCGAGAACATGAAACGATATGCTGGTCAAATA